TTTTACATATCTATAATATCAAATATATATTTACTTTTTCAAAAATAAGTGAAATTTCCTTTTTAAAATAAACATTTGTTATTAGTATTCTTACCTTTAGTATAATTTGTATCACAATTACCTAAATATTTTTGTTGTATTATATCGTTTCTAACAGGATATCCGGAATGATTTAATTCATGAAAATTTAGTTTATGCATTTTATTTTGATATTTATAGGATAGTATCATATTAATCAGATAAATTATAGTTATAATAACAGTCATACTAATAATTGCAGAAATATTATAATTAATTGACTTTAAAAATCCAATTAATATTAGAACAGATATAAATAGTACAGTTGATACAAGTCTTTTATTATGAAATTTTGCATTTAAATATAAATCATGATTTAGAGATCCTTGTCTTAAAAGTGTAGCATTATCATCTGATAATTGTATGTATTCTTTATTAACATGATTTCTCATACTATTGTAATGTTTGTATAATTCATTTGTATTTGCATGCCACTTATCAGTATTCAATTTATAACTTCCTAAAATATCTCTGTTGTAATTCTTAGCAGAGCTATACAAATTATAAAATACTTCATTATAATCACCTGAATTTTGAGTGAGCAGGTTAATTAAATAATCATGATCCATCAATGAAGCGTATACTTTAAAATAAAATTCAGACATTGGTCCTTTAAAATAAGGAAGATCCTCGTTAATTTTGTTAGTAATATGATCCAATCCTGTTGTTAAATGTTTTAAATTTTCATAATTTAGTTCTTGAACTTTTTGGTTGAACGCATATAACTCTGTTGAATTAGTTATTGGCAAATACGGATTATCACGATGTTTTCCATCATCTTGATATGAATGTGAAAATAAAGTATCATCTAAATAAGTATTTAATACCATTATTATTGGTTAATAATTTATTTTTTACATTTTTTAACAATTTAAAATTTAATTTGCATTTGCACATGGAGGAGATTGATTTAAATTTAAGTTAATTTCTATTTTTGAATCATCCATTTTTTGCGATAATTCAGATTGTTTTGCGGGACCTTCTAAATAAATTTTATAAATTTCTCGAGGTGAAAGTATAGTTGGTATAAATTTAAATCTAGACAAAAATCCATTAAATGTACTTTCACCATTTTCAGATATACTTCCAATTGTTAAAGCACCATCGGAAGGTTGTAAAGGTTTTGCAATTAGAAAAGTTCTAACTAATTTACCGTTTAAATATACATCTAAGGTTTTATTCCATACTGATATTACAACATGATTCCAAGATTGCAATGGAAAATGTCTAATTGCATGAGTATGATCATTATCTGCTTCTGTATTTTTAGAAATAATACCATTTTCATCTGTTAAGTAAATTTCCATATCACTAGTATTTGCTCCAAGTGTTACATTAAGAGTATTCAAAAGATGTTTTTTTCTAAAAATAAATTTAGGATTGTATGTATCTTCCCAGTGAGTAACGTACATCCAGAAACTATATGTAAATTCATTACCAGTAGAAAGTAATGTGCCCGTACAAGATTGCATATCAGATTCAATTTGTACTGGAGCATCGATAATCATAATTTCTTTTACCTGTTCAGATTTGAAATACGATATGGTTTTATAAATCGCATAAAATATTACAGAGATTATAATTAAAAAGATAATTAATCCAATTATTGTTTTCGGTTCCATTATAATTATATTGTAATGATAAAAAAAAAATAATAAAAAGTAATAAAATAATGGAGACTGGAAATAATTATGATTATAGGAACCAAAATTCTGTCAAAAATGTTACTTCTAATTTTACTTCTAAATTAACAAATTTTTTTAATGATAATAAAAATTCTATATCATTTGAGATTTGTGTTGCTTTACTTATATGTTTGATAATATACATTGTAATATATTCTGTATCTAGTATTAGATCGAAATATTCTTATAATAGGGAAGATGCTCCTATGATTTTGAATGGATTATCCAGTGGTCAATATCCAAGAGAAATAAAACAGAATCCTAATTCTAATAATAGCAAAACTTTACTAAGAAGTAGAAATGAAAATGGTATTGAGTATTGTTATTCAATGTGGTTGTATATTGATACAAACACATGGAATGCAAATTCATCAAATATTTGGCGTCATATTTTTCACAAAGGTCCTAAAATAAATAATTTTTCAATAGGAGAACCGCATATCTATTCAGAAATACAATGTCCTGGACTATGGATCTCTCCAACTGAGAACAAGTTACGTCTATATGTTAATACATACAGTGATACAAATGAATATGTTGAAATATCTAATATGCCAGTTAAAAAATGGATTCATTTTGTATATTCACAATCGAATTTTACATCAAAAATTTATATTAATGGAAAATTGAAAACAGTTCATGAATTATTAACTTTACCTAGACAAAATTATTATAATTTATATTTAACTCAAAATGATGGATTTACAGGTTTCTTAACAACAATGCAATATTTTAACTATGAATTAACATATTCTCAAATTCTTAATATAACAAAAAAAGGTCCAAATCTAAATATGCCTAAAAATGATTCTTATTCGCAAGAAAGTATAAATTTATCTAGCAATTTACCTTATTTATCTAATAAATGGTGGGTTGATGATTTAACTTATAATTAAAAATACAATTCGCTTACTTCAATTACTGACGTCATTTTTTTTTCTCTAATTTTATTAATTTTATTTATACCTGTGCGTTTAAAATTTATTTATATTTAATAAAATTAGATGGCTAAAAATCAATTATTTAAATCAGTTCCTCCGGATTTCATAATAATTAATGTTTTGAAAGCATTTGGTCTAGAAAGTCTACGTGATTCAACTGAATTTAGCAAAGAGGATATTCTAACAAATAATACAATTGAAAAGTTATATCAATTAAAAAATGAACTAGAAAAATACTATTTACCTTGCAAAGCCAGAACTTATTTGAATGATATAACACCTAAAAATTCAATAACGATTTTACGACAATTATTAAGAATTAAAAACTATGGAGTAAAATCTAAAGAAAAATATATTCGATCAGAAAAATCTATTATATATAAATTACATGCTTTAGATTTAACGCCAAAAAATGAGATAATACAAGCAAATTCAAATAATACACAATCTTATGTAATTGATTTTAATTAATATTGATTGTTATCTGTATATATATAATGTACCCTGTATAATTTGTGTTTTTGTAGTTGTGTATGTATTTTTTTGTATTATGTATTTTTTTTTGTATTATTTAAATTATGTTTGAAAAGTGATATAAAATCTTCAATTATATATTAAATATAATTATGACTGGTGGTATTTTACAATTACAAAGAAGTGGTGCTGAAAATATTTATTTAAATGGTAATCCACAAACTACTTTTTTTAAATCTGTATACAAACATCATACTAATTTTTCAATGGAATGTATTAGAATTGATTTTGAAGGAACTCAAAATTTGGCATATAAAATAGATACTCAATTAAAATGTAAAATCCCAAGAAATGGAGATTTAATAAATAAATTATATTTTTCAATAAATCTTCCAGATATTTATTCATCATATGAAAAAGAATCTGAAGATTCAGAGTCAATTAATAAAGAATTTGAATGGATACCAAACATTGGATGTCAAATGATAAAAAAATGTGTGTTAACAATTGGAGGAGCTAAAATTAGTGAATTGTACGGTCAATGGATTGAAATTTATCATGAGATTTTTTTAGATACATCGGGGAAAAATAATTTTGATATTATAACTGGTCACGTACCAGATTTATTCAAACCTTCTCATAATGGAGTAAATGCAGGATTTTATCCATCATCATCTTTAAATCCTTCAGAAAATGTAAATCCAGATTCAGAAAAATATTTTTTTTCGGAATTTAAAAAAAATTGTTTTTTACAACCACCTTCTATTGCTGCAAGACAAATTTTTGTACCTTTACCATTTTGGTTTAATAATAATCCAGGTTTAGCACTTCCATTAATAGCATTACAATATCATGAAATCGCTTTAGAATTTGAAATGAGACCAATTGTTGAACTATATACAATTATTGAAACAAGATCAAATTCAATAGTCCCAAAAAAAAGTAGAACTGCACCTGATTCTACATTACAACATCATCATATTGGTAATTTTATAACATCAGTTCCAAAAAACAGTTTTAAAGACAATATGATTTTATCTGATGGAAATACTAATTTACAAGGGTGGAATATGGATATTCACTTATTAGCAAACTATATCTTTTTAGATTCAGATGAAAGAAAACAATTTGCCAGTAAAAATCACGAATACTTAATAGAACAAGTAAATAAAAAAGAATTTTTTGATATTAAAAATACTCAAAGCGTTAATTTAAAATTTGAACATCCAGTTAAATATCTATGTTGGTTTGGTCAAAGAAGCGATGTTAAAAATTTAAATTCTTTTAATAATTATACAAATTGGATTGACGAATATATTCCTCCAAACTCTGCGGCATATTTAAAGTTATTTGGTGTTGAAAGTAGTGATCAATTATATTATCAATATTCTGGTGACACAATTTATGAAATTGATGGAATAAAACAAACTTTAGACAATTATAATGGATATAGAGCTTTAATACCAACAAAATTCAATTTTGAATATTACGATGAAAATATTATTAAGTCTAGTAGATTACTATTTAATGGATTAGAAAGATTCTCAAGTCAAGATTCAATATTTTATAAACATTTACAATCATATCAACATAGTATCAAAAATGATAAAAGTGGATTAAATTTCTACTCTTTTGCACTTGATCCATCTAAATTTCAACCGAATGGTAGCTGTAATATGTCTACAATACGTAATATAGAACTTGAAGTTGAAATGTGTAAACTTTTACCTTCTCTTGAAAATTCAGAATATTATCAATATAATTTGTTTGTATATGCTGTTAATTATAACTTATTGAAAATATCAAGTGGAATGGCTGGTATAAGTTTTAGCGGTTGAATAATTTGTTTTACTTATAAAATTTACTCATAAAATATATAAAAAATATATATAATGATGTTTTTAAAATCAATTACTGTATTGTTGTTATTTGTAACAAATAATATATTTTGTTTAAATCCTTCTTCTAATATAATACATAAG